AAGACTGCACCGTTTTCCATGATAGCATGAAATAATAAAGCACGCCCAGTAATACAGGTAACGCCGAAGATAATGCAATCTTCAACTTCTCCATGATGCTTTTTAAGGTCATATAAATACTCTCTTCTAATTTGTGCGTATTCTACAGGTATATTTCCATTTAAATAAGCCATAAATCCTCATTCTATTGTACCCCAATTAGGACCAGATTCATAGTCTACTTTGTTAGGTACTTCTAAGTCAACAGCTGACTCCATAATATCTTTTATCTTAGCAGCTTCCAACTCATTCATTACAGATATATCAAGTTCATCATGCACTTGTATATGTGGTGTAATACCTTCCTTGTGTAGTTCTATCATCGCTTTCTTGGTCATGTCAGCTGCGGATCCTTGTATCAATCTATTTAAAGCTTTGTACGTATATGCTCTTTTGATCCCTGGTCCGTGTTCCGCGAGCGCTGCTTCATGTGGCAATGCTTTATGAATCCCAAACTGATTGGGCTCCCACAGGTGAAACCTACACAGTCTACCCAGCAGAGTACGTATCTGTCCACGATCCTGTGCTCTACGCATGACACTTTCCATTAACATTTTTACAAAAGGAACTTTGTCATGATAGGTTCTAAATAAATCTTCAGCATTTTCTTTTGATACACCCAACTCTGCCTGTAATTTATTTTTACCCATACCATAAAACAATCCTAAGTTAATTGTTTTGGCCTGCTCTCTTGGTATGTTGGCCATATCAGCTACAATTCTATGAAAATCTGCTTCACCCTCCTTGTATGCGTCTAAAACCTCGTCCACACCATACAACTTATCAAGCGCCGCATAATGTGTAACAAGACGTGGTTCTTGTTGTGAGTAATCAAATACACCCCACTTCGCTCCTTTTTCTGGTATAAACAAACTTCTAATCATTGGTCCAAGTTCCTTGTTACGTGCAGGTATCTGCTGTAAATTTGGATTAGAATAACTAAATCTACCAGTGACCGTGCCACCTACATCTGATCTTAGTTGATTTATTTCTGCGTGTATTCTTCCTTTATGTGAGTGTTTTAATATGGTATCAATGAACGTTGTGTGCGATTTATTTATTTCTCTTGCACGTGCAATATGTTTAACAACAGGATGTGGGTGATTCTGTAAAAAATTTTTAGTAAAAGATGGAGCATTGGTTTTTTCAGTTCGGTCAAATGGTAGGTGAAGTTTTTCAAAAACTTGCGCAATCGATCGAGCAGCCCATATTTGGGTATCTATTCCTGTTTCTTTTTTTACTTTTTGCAGGCACTCTTTTTCTTCTTTTAGTAATTTGCCTTTTAATTGATTTGCTGCTTCAACGTCTACACGCACTCCTAAAAATCTCATATCAACGAGGCAAGGAAAAAGTTCTGTCTCTAATTTAAATATATCTTCTATGTCTTGTGCGTAGATTTCTTTTTTCATCTCTTGCCACAACTCTAAAGTCATCTCAGCATCTCTCTCAGCATACTCACCAACATACATTGCAGGTAATTTATACATCTCAGACTTAGCATCTATGCCCCATTCTTTGGCTGTTTCTGCCAAAATAGACTCGCTTTTACCCTTTCCGAGGTAATCCCGACCCATACTACCTAAATCGTAACGAAAGCGATTCTCGTCCACGAGAGAGCCAGCAATCATGGTGTCTACGATCTGACCATTTATTTTTAGCCCTGCAGCTCTAATAAAGCATACATCGTACATAGCATTGTGAAATATCTTAACTGCAGGTGTATTTAGTACACCCTGAAACCACTTTAGAACCATTCTAAAGTCCATGTTACCACCACCTTCATGTGCTATTGGATAGTATCCAGCCCAGTCACTTACAGCCACAGCAATACCAACTATATCACCTCCACCTGTAACAGATCCAGATCCCATAGTTTTTAATTCTGGGTCTTTAGTCTCTAAGTCAATTGCTATCTCATCATACTTTGATAAGTCAGGAAATTCAGTAGGTGGTAACCACTCTGTTTGTGGTTTAAATATCTGTTTCATAATCTCTCTCAAGTATCATTTCTAAAAAATGTATTGCTTTTAATATATCTTGCTTCTTTCCTTTATCACGATGTCTGATAATATATTTTATAGCACAACCTTCAGGATATAGCAATTCATTCTCTACTACAAACTTACTTGGTTGAATTTTATACTTTTGATAGTGACTTCCGCCGTGCTGCTTGTCCCATACTTTACTCATAGATTGTAAGCCTTTCTTGTTTGTGGTTCTATTATGTACAGATTCTTTTCTGTTCTTGTGCATGCAACATAGAATAGTCTGTTCATGTCGTCAGAGTTTTTTTGATACTCATCAAACGCTGCACCAGCTAAGTCTGTAGTCACAACAACATTTTCTCTTTCATTACCCTTGACACCATGTATTGTAGATATTTTTATTCTGGGATTTTTAGTTAAGTCTTCACCAGAATCTATTAATTTTCTAATTTTTGTTATGTGTTGATCACCTAATTCATCTAAAGCCTCATACCATTCAGCTTCTGTTTGTAGTCCATATTTCTCTTTCAAAGTATCTATATTATAGAAACCATCTTTAATCATACTCTTAAATAATTTTTTGTCCCAGTTCTTACTCATCTTATTAAATATTTTTTTACAGTCACTGTATGGTAAAGGCACACCTGTTCGCAACTCATCCCATTTTTGTATAATTGTATACAAATTTTTTATTGCAGGTATGGAGTTTCTTCTTTGCCAATACAAATTTTTTTCATCCAATATGTTGCCTATCTCTGGTAACATATAGTTAGCTTGTGCTAATACTAGCCACTCACCTTTTTTAAAGTTTACATCGTATAAAGTATTACATCGTTGTACAGATCCCTCTTCTTCTTTTGGTAACCATTCTTTTTCTACTCTGTTTCTAACTCGTTTAATTAATCTATTAGCTAATACAAAAGGTTTTTGTGGTACCCTCTGTGATTGTTGTAGCACTGTTCTTTCACCCTCCAAATTTATAAATGTGTTTACGTGCGCACCGTTCCATTTGTATATGGCCTGGTCATCATCCCCCGATATATACGAGTCTTGTGATCTCTCCTCTATTTTCTTTACTAACTTCCATTGTATTAAACTTAAATCTTGTGCTTCATCGACAAACATGACCCGTAGTTTTGGTGCTTCACCACTATCTAAAAACTTTTCTAACATGTCAGGAAAGTCAATCAAACCATTTTGTTCTTTGTATCTTTCTAATTCTTCTACAATTATTTGTAATTTGCTTAATGATATTTTTGAATTGTTTGTGAGATGATAAAACTTTATGGGATCTAATTCTTTTGATCGTGCTAAATTTATCATTTGTATGTATGGATCTGTAGAATAAAATACACCATCATAATCTTCGTCTTGTTTTTGATTAAAATCTAATTCTATTTCCATCTTCTCTGATAGTTCTCTATAATGTTTTGGCTGCATCACTTGGTTTTTATTTATACCCAACTGATTAAAACAAAAGGCATGTAGTGTTTGAAAGTATGGTAAATCATCTAACAAAGATAATTTAAATTTTATAGCTGCTCTTTCTTTACCTTCTTGAGCTGCATTTTTACTGAATGTAAAATAGCCTATTTGATCTGGTGGTGTTGTTTCCAAAAATTTTTCTATGTGTCCTAGTAAAGTATGTGTTTTACCCGTGCCTGGTGGTCCATATATTATTCTTCTCATTTTAATAAATCCTCCACATTTTTTCTAATACTAGTTTTAAATTTAATCTCATCTGAGCTAAGTTTATGATGAGCAACAGGATCTACCATTTCATATTCTCTATATTTTTCATGAAAATTAAACCATGTTTCTCTCCAAGTATTTGCTTTAAAATTATTTTTAAATTGCCACCCAGTTATGTTGACATACTCTAGTAAATTAGTTTCATAATTTCCATGCTCCGGATATATTTTTTGATAAAATTCTTCTTCACTAATTTTTAAAGTATTAACAAATTTTAAAAAAATAGTTTTAAACTCCTTACCATCTACATGGTGGGCATCCATTCGTGGATCAATTTTAGGTCTATATCCTTGATCTTTTTTCCATTGTATTTTTGGTTGAGCAATAGCATTTTTTAATGCCTCCATAACTGCAGGTTTAGGTTTTGCACTTTCATGACTTAGGCCAGTTTGACCTGGAAAGCATATGCATCTAGCAACTGAAAAATTAAACATTTTTCCAAAACTATCAATCGTCTCCATTAAAAATGGTTTACCTTCTTTATCAGTACAAGATATTTTACCATCTACCATGCCTATTGTTTTAGACATTGTATAAGTTGGTTTCTCTATCCAAAACTCAAAAGTTTTTTCTCCAAAAACAGGACCTAACACAACTTTTATTTCTATAATTTTATCTTTATTTTTATGCCAAACATCTTGAACAAGGTGTTTAGCTTGTTCTAATGGAGTGTAATAATATTTACTCATCATTTCTTTCATATATTTTTCATCGTCTCCTTGTAAAATATATCCTTCAAACCATAATTTTTTTCGTTCTTGAAAAAAATTATAGCACTCTCCTTTAGTGCTGGGTTCTCCTCCCCATATTGAAAACTTTTCTCTTTTTGCCATCAGTAATTCTCCTTTTTAAATGTTTTTGGTTTATAAGTTTCAGTTTTTTTGTCGAATCGTGTTACAACAAATACGGATATTTTATGTTTACCTACACGTTTAGTTGTGCAGTTAAAGTTATCTTTTAACATTTGTGATGTTCTTTGATATGGCACCTTCCAATGTTTTCTTGACAAATAATTGTTAAAAAAATTATCAAATACAAAGTGATGATAACCATCTTTAGTATATGTGCCACCATTACGTAAATCTTCATAATCATCTTTTTGTATTCTGTTTACACAATAATCTTCTAAATAATTTTTGAGTATGTCTTTTGTGCTAGTTCCTTCCGCAGGTTCTGTTATTTCAGCTCCATTCAAAAGTATATTAGTGAGTTTTTTCCAATCACCTGTTTTTAATGTTGGTGGATTTAATCGTAATTGTTTTACACATTCTTCTTGAAACAAACTTTGATTTGTTAAATGTTTTGCTGAGTCTAAATATAATCTGTCACCATCTACATTCATGTAATAATAAGGTTCCTCTAGATTAACGACCTGTAGGTCTGTAAGATTAGGAAAAATTGCCTCTTGTCCAATACCAAATTTTCTAGATTTACATAATTTTTTATCGCAAACATCACACATTGGTTCTTCATTACATTTATAACCAAAATCATTTTTTTCGTTTGTTTTTATTTTTCCTATAATTACTTTTTGATCTAAAGGTATTTTAAAATAATTGTAATTAAATTCAAAAATTTTGTCTTGCCAATTTTCTGGCCATTTTCTTTTAGCATAGATAATATATTGATACATAACTCTATCTCTGCCATCCGCTAATTTATCTTGAGTTAAACTTTCTATACAAGGTGGTCCATCTGAAAATGGAGTTTCTGGTCTTTTAATTTCTATTGTACTAATGTCTTGTTGTTTATATCTTTCGTATAGTTCAAAAAAACTTTCTATACTAGCAGCTTCGCCATTCTCAAGAAAGGCATATCTTGTTGTTTGACCACAATTAAAGTATGGTAAATTTAAAAAATTTCCTGTATCATCTTTTGATTTTAATTCTCTTTGTTTTGGAAAAACTTCTGATCCACCATAACCTAGGACAGATCTAATTTCATTTAATTTATCCTGCATCAGACTTGCTGATACATAATCTGTTGTAAATAAAAATACGTGTGCACCACCTGATTTTGATCTAAATACTATCAGCGGTAAATTAAATTGTTTTATCTTGTTAATTAATTTTTTGTGATCAAAACCTGCGTAAGAATCTATGTCAATACAACCCCATTTACATTTGTTATCATCGTTAATTGGTATAACACCCAAACTATCTTGGCCATCTAAATGTTTTTGCCACAAATCATCTGTGACTGGTTCTCGTTTAACAAACGATTTACCTTTAATCTTGTTACCATCACCGTTTGATTCACCAACTAAAGTGACACCATGTGCACGGTCTAATCCCTCAAATATATTTTTAAATCTTTCTATCATACAAAATAAAAGTGGGCGTATCCACTCTCGCTTAGACGCCCACCACCTAGGATTCTAGTAGTTTGAAGATGTAGTAGACTCTTCTGTACCGTGCTTCTCAATCACCTCACCCTTACCTACGCTAGTTGCAAAAGATTTTGCCATGTCGTAAATATTTTTATCTCCAACAGGACCAACTTTTTCAACATCCCAACCAAACCAGGTCCCTTTGTCATTAGACATCTGAACGCTCTTTAATTTATAAATGTGGCTGTATGTAGGCGGAGTAAATAATCCATTTTTACCCTGCATTTTTATACCCATCATCATGGAATTCCATTTTCTACTTACTTTTAATTGAGTAGATTTCATGGATACCATGGCTTGCTGTGGTGTATCATTTAAATAAATTACGTAATGATTTGCTGTATTTTCAAGATAGTTACCATTTTGTAATCTATCTTTATAGTCTTTACCTCTAGTCGTTTGACTAATGATATCACTATCAGCACTGTGAATAGCAACAGGAGCACCTGTGCTTGTGCCTCTATCAGCCCACTCTACGTATTGTCTTTTATAAAAAACAGGTATGACTTCTATCTCATCATACAATTTATTTGTAACAGTGTTTATTATTTTGCCAGGCTCTGCGCCCTCGACATATTTACCATCACGTTTGTTAACCTCCGGTGATAGTTGACCCAGAATTTTTAAGAAAGGTAACGCAAGATCTTGTTGCGATATATTCTGTGTTCCTTCGTTTGCATCAGCTTCAAATAAATTTGTTGCTAATGCTCCTTCTTTTTTTATTGCTACTTGGTTCATGTTACTTGTTCCTTTTTATTGTAGTTTTATTTTCAGAGTACACTCCGAAAATTTCCGTTGGCATTTCTTTACCTGCCTCAATACGTTCACGGACTAACGCTTTCAGAGTCATGGGCTCTACCTTCATCTTTTGTGTCGGTTGGAACCCTTGACCCTTCGCAAGTTCAGCGTAGGACGCTGCCTTGTTATCTTCGTTACGACCAAAAGACACCGAGATCTCGTTTTTAATGATATCTCCTAGTCCATTGTTACGAAGCCAGTTAAACGCCGTTTCTTTATTTGCTTCCGTTATGGTAGCTCGATACGTCGTTGAAACTTTTAAGTGAGATCCATCTTGCAGTTTTAATTCTGCTAGCCCCATCTCACTCATCATTGTCGGTATAATATCTCCAGAGATTTTTTCAATCTCTTTCTTTGTATTTTTAATATTATCCTCTTGTAGTTGTAATCTACTTTGTAATGATTCTAGTTTTTCCACTTGGTCTGCAAGTGACTGAATATTTTCAGTTTTCTTCATTGCATCTTGTTGATCTGCTTCAAAATTAATTGTCATCTATTTTTCCTTTCTCGTACAAATTAATTGTTATTGGATAGT